AGTTTTTAACAACTGAAGAATTAAAAACATTAAAAACAATCCAACAAAGCACCCAAGCAATAGTGTTAGAACTAGGTGAAATTGAAATGATTAAACTTCAATTAGAAAATCGTCGCGAAGAAGCCAAAGGATTTTTAAAAGAATTATCATTACAGGAAAAAGAATTTACAGATTCTATCTTCCAAAAATACGGCAAATCTAGCCTTAACCCAGAAACTGGTGAAATTACTAAAATTGATTAATTTAGTTTTAAATACACCATATTTATAATAAAATAATTTATTTATAATGGCAGAAACAATCGTATCACCTGGTGTATTAGCTATAGAAAACGATCAATCATTTATTACTCAAGGACCTGTTCAAGCAGGTGCTGCTATCGTTGGTCCAACTGTTAAAGGAAAAGTAGGTATTCCTACATTAGTTACTACTTATAGTCAATTTGTAAATACATTTGGAACTACTTTTTTAAGTGGAAGTCAAACATATTCTTATTTAACATCAATCTCCGCATATAATTACTTTAATAATGGAGGTACTTCATTACTTGTAACTAGAGTAGTAAGTGGTAGTACTACCACAGATTGGACTCCTGCTACATCTTCAAAAATCCCATCCTCTACAGCTGCTACTAGTGCTTCTTTAACATTAAATCTAACTTATGTATCGGCTAGTGTAGCCTCAGTTGGTTCAAGTTCATTTGAAATAAATGGAATTACATTTTTCTTTACAGGATCTAACGTAGCAAATACTTCTAATGTTGTATATTTAAACACAGCTTCTTTTGCAGCATCTACTGTTGCAAATTATGCTGCAACATCATCTGCAGTATTTACTGTTAGTAGTTCTGTTGCCCCATATAGTGCTTCTTTACCATTAATTTCATCAAGTTTTTCTTCACCTAATATAATTTTTACATACATTGGACAAAACGGTATATTAGGAAATTCTAATTATGTTGTTTCTGGAAGTACTACAACTTTTTTCTCTGGAGGTACAAATACACAAGCATTTGTATTAGAAACATTAGCTGAAGGTGAAATGTTAAACAGTGCAGGCCCTACAGGTTCTAATGGAACTTTATTAAGTGGCTCAGCTAATAATTACAGATGGCAAATTGTTTCTCCAAATATTAACAATGGTACATTTACTTTAGTTATTAGACAAGGTAATGATACAACAAATTCCCCTTCTATTTTAGAAACCTGGAGCAATTTATCTTTAGATCCATTTGCTTCAAATTATATAGAAAGAGTAATAGGAAATCAAATTGAAGTAGTACAAAATGATCCATCAACAGGTGAATATTATGTTCAATTAAATGGAAATTATGTAAACCAATCTAAATATGTTAGAGTTAAACAAGTAAACCTAACCACACCAGAATATCTTGATAATGTAGGTAATCCTAAACCAGAATTTACAGGCTCTATCCCATACACTTCAGAAGGTGTATTTGGAGATGGAAGAGGAAAAAATATCCCTACAGGTGTAGCTGGTGCATATTATGAAAACATTTCAAATACAAATATTCAAGGATTAACTGCTGCTTCTTATGTTGAATCTATTTCACTATTAGCTAACAGAGATGCATATAGGTTTAATTTTATAACAGCACCTGGACTAATAGGAAACGGAACCAATTACCCAGCACATTACTCTGTTGTAAACCAATTAGTTAGCATGGTACAAGACAGAGGAGATTCCATGTCTATAATAGACATTGCTGGTTACAATTCCAACATTGTCCCAGTAACTGTTACTGCTATTGGATATGATACTTCATATGCTGCAACATATTGGCCTTGGGTTAAAACAATTGACCCTAATTCAGGTACACAAGTATGGGTTCCTGCTTCTACTTTAATACCTGGTGTATATGCATTTAATGATGCATCTGCTGAACCTTGGTTTGCACCTGCTGGTATTAATAGAGGTATTATTACAACAGCTATTCAAACTGAAAGAGTATTAACTCAAGGAAATAGAGATTTACTTTATGAAAGTAATATTAACTCTATTGCTACTTTCCCTAATACCGGAGTAGTTGTATTTGGTCAAAAGACATTACAAAAGAAAAGAAGTGCTCTTGACCGTGTAAATGTTAGACGTTTGCTAATTGAACTTAAAGGTTACATTTCCCAAGTAGCAGATACTTTTGTATTTGAACAAAATAATACAGCTACAAGAAATGACTTTTTATCTATTATTAATCCTTATTTAGCTTCTGTTCAACAAAGAGAAGGTTTAACTGCTTATAGAGTAGTAATGGATGAATCAAATAATCCACCAAGTGTAGTAGATCAAAATCAATTAATAGGACAAATATATATCCAACCTACAAGAAGTGTTGAATTCATAATCCTAGACTTTAACATATTACCTACAGGTGCAACTTTCCCTGCTTAATTTAGATTTTAAAAAAGAATTTAATATTTATAATAAAAAGATAAAATGGCAAACTTTACAACTTCTCCTGGAGTATCAATTAGTGAAATAGACAACACTTTCTTAACAGGCCAACCGGTACAAGCAGGTGCTGCTATCATAGGACCAACTGTTAAAGGTCCTGTTGAAGTCCCAACTTTAGTTACTTCTTATTCAGATTACAAAACTTTATTTGGTGATTCTTTCGTAAGTGGAGGAAATTCATATTCATATTTAACTTCAATTGCTGCTTACAACTATTTTAATTATGGAGGAACTTCATTGCTAGTTACTCGTGTTGTAACTGGTTCTTACACCCCAGCAACAAGTACTACAGTTTCTAACTATTTAAATGCTGCTTCATCTTCCTTTTCTTTAGAAACCCTTTCAGAAGGGATCATAATGAATAGTTCAAGTTCATTAGATGCTTCTGGTGCTCTGGCTTCAGGATCCTCAGATAATGTTAGATGGCAAATTACAAATTCTAACACAGGTTCAGGAACATTTAATGTAGTAGTTAGAAGAGGAAATGACACTACAAATACACCAATTGTTCTTGAATCTTGGAATAATGTAAATTTAGATCCAAATTCATCTCGTTACATTGCTAAAGTAATTGGAGATCAAGTTTTACATTATAATTCAACTACAAACCAAATGGAATTATCTGGAAGTTATCCAAATAATTCAAGATATGTTCGTGTTAAATCTGTAAATTATAATACTCCAAATTATTTTACAGCAGCAGGAACACCAGTATCTGCTTATACAGCTTCAATCCCATTAAATGGAAGTGGTTCATTTACAGGAGCTACAGGTACGGTAAGTAATACTGTTAATTTGTACGATAATATCTCAACAAACACTCAAGGTGTTTTAGGATCTGATTATAACAATATGATTTCATTACTTGCAAATCGTGAAGCATACCAATTTAATGTATTATTTGCTCCTGGATTGTTAGATGATACTCATACTGCTCAAATAACTAACATTATAACAAATACTCAAGATAGAGGAGATAATTTGTTTGTAATGGATTTAACAGATTTTAATAGTACTATTACAAGTGCAACTACTCAAGCCCAAACAAGAGATACTTCATATGCTGCTACATACTGGCCCTGGGTTCGTATAATTGATCCAGCAACAGGAAAACATGTTTGGGTACCAGCTTCAACAGTAATCCCAGGTGTATATGCATTTAATGATAAAGTATCTGCTCCTTGGTTTGCACCTGCAGGTATTAACCGTGGTGGTTTAGGTACAGTATTACAAGCTCAATACAAATTATCACAAGGAAACAGAGATACATTATATGCTAATAATGTTAACCCAATTGCAACATTACCTAAACAAGGTGTAGTAGTATTTGGACAAAAAACATTACAAAAAGCAGCTTCTGCTCTTGACCGTGTAAACGTTAGACGTTTGATGATTGAACTTAAAAATTACATTCGTCAAATAGCAGACAATATCGTGTTTGAACAAAATACAATTGCAACTAGAAATTCATTCTTAGCTCAAGTAGGACCTTACTTAGATATTATCCAACAAAAACAAGGATTATATGCTTATAAAGTAGTAATGGATGAATCAAACAACGGACCTGCAGTAATTGATCAAAACCAATTAATTGGACAGATTTATGTACAGCCAACTCGTACTGCAGAATTTATTTCTTTGGATTTTATCTTGTTACCAACAGGAGCTGAATTCCCTGGATAAAAAATTAAAAATTTAATATTTATAATAAAACAAAATTAAACTAAAATAAAATGGCAATTTTAAATCCAAACGAAATATTTTACACAGCGTTTGAACCAAAACAAACCAACAGATTTATCCTTTATATGGAAGGTGTTCCTGCCTATTTGATTAAAGGAGTTGGTGCTGTTTCTTTAACCCAAACTGCAGTTGCTATCAATCACATCAACGTTCAACGTTATGTAAAAGGAAAAACCATTTGGAATACTATCCAGTTTACAATGTATGAATCAATTACTCCTTCTGCTGCTCAAGCAGTAATGGAATGGGTACGTTTGGGTCACGAATCTGTAACAGGTAGAGATGGTTATTCTGATTTCTACAAGAAAAATATTACATTCAATGTAATAGGTCCTGTAGGTGATATCGTTTCGGAATGGAAGATTATGGGAGCTATGATTACTGACGTTAACTTTGGATTAGGTTAAACAATAAAAGTAAAGGCTCCACATTTATATGTTGGAGCTTTTATTTTCCTTTGATTATTTAAAAGGTTTTTTTATATTTGATGTTAAATCTAAAGCTATGAAAATTTTTAAAAGTCTTTTATTTACACTATTAACTACTTTTGTTTATAGTCAATACTGCCCCTCTTTAGGCCCAGATCAATTTTTACCTTGTGGTGTATCATCTACTACTTTAACCGCAGATTTTTCCCAATGTGCTCCTGGCAGTAATCCAAATTTAACAACAAATTACGGAGTTGCAAACATTCCATATACTGCCCAAAACAATACAGGGACTCAGTTATTTATGTCTGATGACTCTCAACAAGGTCCATTTAATATTGGATTTAATTTTTGTTTTTTCGGACAAACATATACTCAATTTTGGGTCGGTTCAAATGGATGGATTTCTTTTTCAGCAGGCCAACCAATAACATTTACCTCAGCTACAATACCATCAGGTATAGCAACAATCCCTAAAAATTGCATTATGGGCCCATGGCAGGATTGGCACCCGGGTGTAGGCGGACAAATTAGATACCAGATTCAAGGTACAGCACCTTGTCGTAAATTAATTGTAAGTTGGATTAATATGCCCATGTTTTCTTGTACAAATTTGCAAGGTACTTTTCATATTGTAATATATGAATCAACAAATATTATAGAAAATTATATTCAAAATAAACCAAATTGTTTAGCTTGGGCTGGAGGAACAGCAGTTCAAGGTTTACACAATGCAGCTGGTACAGTTGGTATAACAGTACCTGGTAGAAATTCAACTCAATGGACAGCAAATAACGATGCTTGGAGATATACCCCATCAGGGCCAACAGTTTTACCTATACCTACTTGGTATATAGTGGGCAATCCTGTCCCAATAGGACAAGGAACCACAATTACCGTTACCCCACCAACAGCTGGAGCAAATTACACGTGTCAATTAATTTATCCTACGTGTAACGCTGGATGGAATTCATGTAATCCTACTGCTGGACCTGGACCAGATACTGTATTTGTACAACCTGGTCCTCCAAATTTATCTTTACCTGATATAGACTCAATCAACCCTATTTGTATTGGAGATTGCAATGGAGAAATTACAGCTACCCCTATAAATGGAACCCCAGGATACACTTATACTTGGTCAAATGGACAAACAACCCCTACAGCAACAGGACTATGTGCCGGAACATATTCAGTTACAATTGAAGATGCTGCAGGTTGTGATGTAATTACTAATGTAACATTGGTAGATCCACCCCCAATTGTTGTAGGTTCTATCACATATAGTGATACTGCTTGTTTTCAAGCTAATGCTGAAATATACTCTGTACCTGATTTAGGGACTGGATTTACTTACACTTGGAATAGTTTAGGTAACATAACATTTGGTCAGGGATCCCCTTCTATTGCTGTAGATTGGACAAATTATACAGCAGGAAATGTTTTAGGAGCTATTAATGTTATTGCAACAGATGTAAACGGATGTGAAAGTTTACCTGCATCTATTGATTTATTTATATTAAATATTGAACCTCAAATTAACCAAATTGGACCATTTTGTACAGATGATGATTGTGTAACGTTAAATGCTTTACCTTTAAACGGTATATTTACTGGACCAGGAATAGATGTAAATGAATTTTGTCCTTTAATTGCTGATACAAATTTAAATGCTGTAGTTTATACTTATATTCAAAATGGTTGTGTTTTTGATGATACTATTAACGTACAAGTAAACGAAAAACCTGTTATATTAGACATAACAAACGATCAATTTTACCAAATTTGTGAAGGAGATTCAGTAACATTTAATTACACGATTGTTCCTTCGATTCCGGGACAAACTGAATGGTATTTTCAAAATGATACTATTTTATTAAACTCTCCTATATTTACTTGGCAAACGGAAGGAATCTATATTTTAATAGCCGTTCATGTATCTAATGGATGCATTTCAGAGCCTGCCCAAACAACAATTTCAATTGCAAATTGTCCTCAAATTATATATTATATGCCAAATTCGTTTACCCCAGATGGAGATGAATTTAATCAAACGTTCCAACCAGTTTTTACTTCTGGATTTGACCCATACGATTTTCAAATTGAAATATATAATCGTTGGGGAGAATTAATTTTTGAATCACGTGATGCTACTATTGGATGGGATGGTACTTATAATGGAAGATATGTGATGGAAGGTATTTATGCATGGAAACTAACATTTGGTAATGAAGTTAACGATGCTCGTTATACTGATTATGGTCATGTGACTATCCTTAAATAGTATAATATTTATAATAGTATGAAATTAGACAATTTACGCCAATTAGTGAAAGAAGAGTTAAGGAAAACCTTAAACGAAGAATACCAAGACAAATATAAAATGGTAGGTATGTTAATTTCTAACATTAAAAAACGCCCCCAAAAGGAAATATTCTCAGATATCCGCTCTATTCCAGGTATTACAGTAGCATCAGCAAAAGAACCTATGGAATATAGTGAACAAAATACAGAAAAATTTCAAACTGTATTAACTGTTAAAGTTGATGGTCATCCTTGGATTTCAAAAGGTGGTTTTGATAAAAGTAAAATGGGTGAAATTAGAAAAGAAATATTAAAAGTAGAAGGAGTTTTATCATTTAGTGTAAATCCTGATAATATTACTTCTCTTTAATATATGTATATAAGACAATTAAGTTATAACAAATAAAAATTATGGAAGAAAGATTTAAAATGCCCACTGAATGGGTTGATTTACCATCTAAAGGTTTACTTTACCCTGAAGGGTCTGAATTAGCAAAAGGTCAAGTTGAAATTAAATATATGACCGCTAAAGAAGAAGATATTCTTACAAACCAATCCTACATTAGAAATGGTACTGTATTAGATAAGTTAATTAAATCAGTAATCGTATCAAAAATTAATTATGATGAATTACTAATTGGCGATAAAAATGCCATAATGGTAGCTGCCCGTATTTTAGGATATGGTTCAGATTATTCATTTGAACTTTCAGGAGAACCACATACAGTAGATTTATCTCAAGTTGAAAACAAATCCCTTAAAGAAGAATTATTTGCTAATCGTGTAAATGAATTTTCTTTTACTCTTCCAAAATCAAAATATGAAGTAACATTTAAACTTTTAACTCATAAAGATGAACAAGATATTAATCGTGAGTTAGAAGGACTTAAAAAAATACATAAAGATAATTCACCTGAACTTTCAACTCGACTTAAATATCTAATTACATCAGTTGATGGGAGTCGAGAAAAACAGGACATTCGAGAGTTTATAGATAAAGCTCTTTTAGCCCAAGACTCACGCGCTTTAAGAGAATATGTTAAAGAGATCCAACCAGATGTTGATCTTACTTTTTTTCCCGAAGGAAGTAGCGATAGAGTCAATATCCCAATTGGGGTTAACTTTTTTTGGCCTGACCTATGATATAGCACCTCAAGCTAGAGCTGCCGTATTTACTCAAATACATGAAATTGTTTTTCATGGTAAAGGAGGTTATGATTGGCATACTATTTACAATATGCCAATCTGGCTTCGCCGTTTTACTTTTAACAAAATCCAAGATTTTTATAGTTCTGAAAAAGAAGCATATGAAAGTAAAGGCAAAGGAGGAAATACTAAAACTGTAATTAATTCTGATGGGACTATAAAATCACCTGAACTTTTACAAAAAGCACATGCTGGTAAAACGAACCAACCAGCAGTATCCCCACCTAAAAGACCGGTTGCATATCAATAAAAATTTTGTTTTTTAATATTTATAACAAAATACTTTAAATGGCCAAAAAAGATAATTCTGAAAATATAGATAATGAAAATAAGTCTTTAAAAGAACAAATTGAACTTCTTAAAAAAAGACTTGAGTTACAAGAAGAATCTTTTGATGTATCTGTATCTGCCGTTGATTCTTTAAAAGAAGTTTTAGGAATCCAATCAAGAAGTTCTACTTTTGAAAAAGCTACCCTAAAAGCCAACCAGGATATAGTAAATGCTATTGCTAATCAAAAAACCGGATTAAGTGATATTAATACTATTCAAAAACAAATCCGTAAAAATGATGATTTAATTAAAAAAAGTAGATTAATTGAAAAAGGTTTACTTTCTTCAATTGGTGGTGAATTATCTAAAAATGGTAAAATAATTGAAGGCAGAATTAAAAAGCAAGCCGAACAAAATAAGCAATTAGCAGAATACAATAAAAAAATTGAAAATGGCCAATCAATAGATATAGCTTCATATAATCTTCTTAAAAATAAAATTAAACTTAATGAAGATTTAATATCACAAGATTTTTCTAAATTATCTTCTTTAGAACAGCAATATCTTTTAACTCAACAAAACACTAAGGCTTTAGAAAAACAACAAGAATCTAGAAAAGCCGAAAAAGACATACAAAAAAATCTCCAATCCCAACTAGGTCTTTCAGGGAAAATTGCAGAAACACTAGGCACCATCCCAGGAATAGGAAATGCTTCTAGAGAAGCTTTAGCAGAAGTTAATGAAGAACTTAATCGAATAGTTGAAGAAACTGGAAAACTTCCAAGCAGATGGAAAACATTTTCTATGTTAGTTGGAAAAACTGCAAAAAGTTTAGATAAAGGATTTACAGACCCTGCATTTCTCCTTACAGGTTTAATTTCTTTAATGAAAGATCTTGATGGTGGAGCTGAAAACTATGCTCGTTCAATGAACGTAACTTACGAGGAAGCTCTTAAAGTAAGAAATGAAATGAGTACTGTTGCTGGAGTTACTAAGGGCCAGATGATGGAGGCATCAATAGCCGTTAATAAAGAATTAGGTGCAAGTGGCCAACTCACAGAAGATAATGCTGCAGCTTTTGCTCAATTACAAGTACGTGCTGGTATGACTGCTGAGGAACTCCAAGGTATTACTAGTTTATCATTAACAAATGGAAAAAATATAAAACAAAATACAAACGAATTTATAGCTCAAGCTAAAGAAATTGCTGCTGGTAAAGGAATTGTTTTAAATGAAAAACAATTAATGGCTGATATAGGAAAAATTTCAAAAGCTACAACTTTAACATTAGGTAAAAATCCAAAAGAATTAGCAAAAGCAGTAGCTACTGCTAAATCATTAGGAATGGAAATGAGTAAACTTGAAGACATATCTAACAGTTTACTTAATTTTGAACAATCTATTGAAGATGAACTCTCAGCAGAATTGTTAACTGGTAAAGATCTTAATTTAGAAAGAGCTAGAGCAGCAGCATTAAATGGAGATATTGCAACTTTAGCTGAAGAAATTAATAGCGAAATTGGATCCTCAGCAGATTTTACAAAAATGAATGTTCTTCAACAGGAAGCGTTAGCTAAAGCTGTTGGAATGAATAGAGAAGAATTAGCCCAAACATTATATACTCAAGAACAATTAAAAGGTTTAACAGGAAAACAAGCTGAAGAAAAACAAGCTTTATTAGATCAACTTATTGAAGAACATGGTTTAACTAAAGCTCAAAGAATGATGGAAGAAGAAGGGTTTGAAAAACTTCAAGCACAAGCTGGAATCCAAACTGAATTTAATCAAATGATAGTTGAATTAAAAGACATGCTTGCCAATAATATCCTTCCTATCTTTATATCTGTTGGTAAATTTCTAACAGAACATGTAGGAATTGTTAAAACTTTAATAGGGCTTTATATTGCTATGAAAGGAATTATCATAGCAGGAAATGTTGCTAAAGCTGCAGGTATATTACTTTCTAAAAAACAAGCAGCAGCAGATAAAATGGATGCCGGTGCTAATGTAGTAGGTAACTCATACAAAATGGCAGGAGGATTAGGTCCTTTAGGTATAGCATTGGTTGCAGGACTTATTGGCGCTGGTATAGGAGCTTTAGCTATGTATGCAGCAAATGATATGGTTGCCCCAGCACCTGGAGGATCAGGATATGGTCAACGTGTATTATTAGGCCCCGAAGGTGCAATCTCATTAAATAATAAAGACACAGTTATAGCAGGTACAAATTTATTTGGAAATGATGTTAAATCAGAACCAAACAAACCTACCCAAATGGGAAGCGCTGGTGCTATTAAAGTTCAATCTACAGGAGGTGGAGATATGGCCGCAGTTATAGCAGCAATAAATTCACTTGCAAGTCGTCCAATTAATGTATCAATTGATGGTAAAAAAGTAATTGAAGCAACTACTGGTGCCAACCCAAATACAACTGGAGACGAAAGTAGAAAAAACAGTTATAAAATGTCGTAACATTTAATATTTATAATAAAAATAAAATTATGGGACTATTAGACATGCTAACCACACAAGGTTCAAACTTAAGTGAATTTGATGGACAAACTCCTCCAATTTCAAACCAGGATACTCCACAATCAGTATTACATTACCAATACTCGATTAATGGTAACCCTAACTTGGTAGGATATCCAACACCATCATTATTAGATTTAAACGGAATTACACCTCCAAGATACGAAGATAACCTTCCTGGATAAAAAATGTATAAATGGGGATTTTAAGTAAATTAAATGATGATGGTACTCCCTACAAATCTTTAGGATTCGGAAACGATAGACCTGGAGGTGGGAGCAGTAAACAACCATACATTAGAAAACCAATTGATTTAGGTCTCCAAAACCCAGCTTACTCTAATGAATTTATAGTAAGAGGAGGACTTGAAGCTCCTACTAGTGCTGCTGAGGATGTTGCTCGTTTAACTAAATATTTTTTTGATCTTCGTAATCCAAGTGGACTTTTATTTGTTGCAAAACAAAATATTCTATCCAGAACTGCAGTTAAAACAGAAACTTCTTTTGGATTTGCATATGGAGGATTTACTCAAGATATAAACACTAAAACAGGAGAAAAATCCATTAATGAAAGTAACGGTATATTTAATGAAGGTATTTATACCCCATTATCTACATTAGTTCAAGCTGGATTAGGATGGACTGGATATCATGTTAATAAACAAGGTTTAGATCCAACTGGTGTACTCCCTTCATTTGGTATAAACAAATATATAGATGTAGCATATGATCATAACCGTGAAGAACGTAATTTTGAGGATCCAAAAGTTCCATATGCTTTATATCGAAAAGCACAAAAAGCAACTGCTAAACTTGCTAGAGAAAGAGAAAAGTTAGTAAAACAGGGTCAAGAAACTATAACTGAATTAAATACTCCTGCAAATTCGTTTTCAATTTCTTCTATAGTTCCGGATAGTGCTGCAAAACTTAAATCATTACAAAAAGCAGAAAACGTAATTAATAAGTTTGTTCAAAAATGGGATGCTTATAGGGACCAAATAGAACTTAATAAATTAACTCGTCAAGCAAAAGATACTCAAAAGGCTATTGACAAATCAACAGACCTTAACAATCAAGTAGCAGCAGCAGAAAGTGCACCTCCTGTATTTAATAACAGATTGCTTAAATTATGGAATGCAACCGGCTTAAATTTAGCAAACCCAATTGCAGATTATGGAAGTGTATTATACTCTTATTCAGGAGGACCCGATTCTATTTTAGGTATTGGAAACACTAAAATCCATTTTGCCACAAAAAATGATGGTATAACCCCAGATAGAACAAATCAAGCTCCTGGGGGACAAAAAGTCCCAGTAACATATTATAATACAGTAAATATATTTGGAGATGCAAACAGTAGTGTATCTTTAAGATATGCTTCTGATATAGATCCAACTATATCAAGTTATGATTTATTTGGGGATGATAATTTTTTAGAAGTATATAACGAAACCCCAAATATACAAACTTTCCAACCAGAAAACCCTTCAAATACTAGAGTTAGTTGGGCTACTTGGACAGATTTTAATGGGGTTGTTTCATCTTATGGGGATGATATTCCATATCCTGATTTTAGAGGATATTTAGATATTCCTGGAAACCCTACCATATTAAGTGCTTCTCCAAATTATATAGATAAAAATATTGAAAAAAACTTTAATTTAGGGAATCCTGGTCAAAGAGGAGATATATCAAGTTATACTAAAGGGAAAAGAAGTTTAATTGATAAAAGCAGATTAGGCCCAGTTGATAATATAAATTTATACCCAATATATAAAGTTAATAGTAAAGACGGTTCTAAATATCCTGGCCAAGGAGGAGGAACTGATTGGGATGAGGGTTTAAAAGACATGGTTCCTTTTTACATTGCTATTCTTAACAACGATACCCAAGTAGGAGGCACATATAGAAAATATATGCATTTTAGATCTTTTATTGACGAAATTTCAGATTCATATGATGCTGATTGGGATGCAATAGAATATATGGGAAGAGCGGAAAAATTTTATAAATATGGTGGCTTTTCTAGAAAAATGTCATTAGGTTTTAAAGTTGTAGCTCAATCTCGTGAAGAACTTAACTTAATGTACGATAAATTAAACTTTCTTGCTTCGTCCCTTGCACCTGAATATTTAGACAGTGCAGTTTCAGGATATATGGCTGGAAATATTGCTTATATTACTTTAGGAAGTTACTTAAATGATCAGCCTGGAATAATTACTAACCTAGATTATAGTATTCCTGAAGAATCCCCTTGGGAAATAGGTATTGATGATGCTGGAGATCCTCTTAATCCAAAAGACCTTAGACAATTGCCCCATATGATAGAGGTTAAATTAAACTTTATTCCAATTCATAAGTTTAGACCTGAAAAACAATCGTTTGTTAATGATAAATTAGGAACAGATAGTACTAGATTATTAGCAACAGGAAAACAACGATATATAGATCAATTAAGACCTAAAGTTTTAAATTATGATCAAGAAGCATATGATGCTTATAAAAAGGAAGAAGCAGAAATAAAAAGATTAGAAGAAGCTTCTACTCTCCAAGCAGGATTAGATAGAATAGCCATCCAAAACGATCAACTCCAAAATATTATTGTAGCCTCTCCACAAATAGCAGGTTCAGATATTGCCTTAGGAGACCAATCAGCATTAGTAACAGGTGTTGATACAAGTAATAGTGTGTTTAGCAATACTATATTCCCATAATGAATAGATACTCCCAAATACCAACCACAAAAACCCCAGAAACACCTCAACCAAGGTACTTTACTGTTAGATATCCTCAAATCCCCCTTGATTCTACCGATATTTATGTGTATATTAATCAAGGTGATAGATATGATACTTTAGCTCAATCCTTTTATAATGATTCAACATTGTGGTGGATTATAAACAGAGCAAACCCAGCACAAGATTCTAATTCAATTTTTCCATCTGTTGGAGCTCAAATTAGGATTCCTGCTTTTAATAGAGTATCATCAATAATAGTATCATATGATAATTTGAATAGATAATTTAAAGTTATGGCTATAGTAGGTGATGAAATAAGGGATTATGTTGCATCTCAAATAATAACTAGACAAGTTGTTCACGGTTTAGGAGCAGGACAAGAATTAGATAATATTAGACCTGATGTTGCTATTAATGTATTAAATTCTAATACTTCTTGGGTAAAATTAGCTTCTGGTGTTTCTGTAGCTGCTTCAAAATTAACAGAAATAGGTGTAGATACTGCCCTTGATGGTTTAGGATTAGCTAAAAGATATGTTTTAAATGCTGGATTTTCAAAATATGAAACAAATAGTTTAGGAGGTAGACTAACCCAACGAGAAGGATTTTTACCCCAAGAAGCTAATAGTTCATATACATATGGAACATATGGTTATTCCCCCATGCCCGGTATTACAAGTGCAGATATTAAAGCACTTAATAGAGGATCTATTAAAAAAGCAACTGTTAAAATTAAAATAAACAATAAAGAACAATTTGATATTATTGATCTTTTATATTTTCGTTTAGGTTATACTGTATTGCTTGAATGGGGAAATAGTATTTATTTTGATAGTAGTTTTAAAAAAGATAATGTTAGAGAAACTTTAATAGATAATGAATTATATTTTTTTAATTCTACATTTGGAGGAAGTGAATCATATCAAACTATCCTACCAAAAATAGAAGAATATAGAAGAAAATATGCTGGTAATTATGATGGTTTACTTGGTAAAATATCTAATTTTCAATGGTCATTTAATAAAGATGGTTCATATGATGCTGAAATTACTATTATTAGTTTAGGAGATGTTGTTGAATCGTTAAAAACAAATATATCAACAGATAAAACATTATCTGGCTTTATTTTCCAAGCAACAGGAGGAGCCCCAGGCGAAACCGCTACAACTCCCCCAACAACTTCAACAACAGAAACTGAACAAACAGATGTTCTACAAGACAATAAAGATGCTAATGCTATAGCATCTATGTTATGGGTTTGGAAATGGGTAAATCAAGCTGTTATTGGAGAAGCAATAACATCTGGTACCATATTTAATATTTTATCTAATGGTACTACTCCTGGGGTTGGTAAATTTTTAAACCCCTCAGGAGAAAATATTTCAGTTTCTACTACTACATATGAATTTACCTACAGATACTTCCCAGAAGGTCAACCTGACTTAGATGCTGATTTAGCAACATCATATCCTGATAAAGTTAAAGATCTTCCACCACTTTCTCCTAGACAATTTACTAAAGAAGAATTAGACCCTGTATCATATGCAAAAATAAGTACAAAATTAGAAAATCAAAGTGTTTTTTATGCTGATGGTATAAATAGAACCGCAGAGATAGACCAACGAAAGAAATACGAAGAGGCAATAAGTGGTAAGAATACATTTACCGAAGAAATAACAATTACTAATGACTATGGTGCTAGAGCAGGATCAGTTACAACAACCACAACAAAGACATACACAATATACGTAGCTTCAAAACCAGTAGTAGGCTCAGAAAAAACAACTACTTCAGAAAGTCCAATAAAAGCTTTTGATGCTAAAGATGCATTTTGGTTAAATTCTCCACCAAAATGGCCACTTTATCTTAGGTTAGGAGCCCTTTTAAATTATGTTCAAAATAACATCTTACCAAAAATAAATACTTCTGCAGAACACACTCTTAAACCACCTATATTTAAAATAAACTACGATACTTTTGATAACATAATGTATTCTCTTCCTAATCAAATTTCATTAGACCCAAGAGTATGTATAGTTACAAATTTAAATTTTAGCGCTGCTGATAGTACAGGAGCGGTTAAACAACAATTATTTAAGGGATTATATGCTTTTAGGACAGAAGATTCATCTGAAACTAACACCCACCCTAATAAAGCATATATGATGAATATCTATTTAAACTTTAATTTTATTTTAGAAAGTTTAAATTCAGCAGCTGATGAAAGAGGAGATACAAATACATTTACATTTTTACAAAACATATGTAATGGAATAAATAAAGCTTTAGGTGGTATAAATAATATTGAACCTGTAATGGATGAAGAAACTAATACTCTTCGCCTCCAAGATACAACCCCAATCCCAGGAGATAATACATCTCCTTCATATATACTACAATTATATGGATATGATAAATTAAGTAATGGTTATCTTTCTAATTTTGTCCGTAAAGTTGATTTAAAAACCGCTATTACTCCTGAATATGCTACAATGATTACTATTGGAGCAACAGCCGGAGGATATGTAAAAGGAACAGAAGCAACAGCATTTTCAAGGTGGAATGAAGGTTTAACAGATAGATTTAAAGAATCTTTTATCCCCGGAAATGAAAATTCTATACCTGAAGGTGGAGTAGATGAAGCTGTTACAAACTATGTTGAAAAAATGATTAACTTTTCTAAATACCCTTCACTGTTAGGTTTTTTACCTTCTCTTATTGAAGATGGTTTTGGAGATGAGTCAACAGATGCTATTGAAAATAACCTTTCAGTAGGAACAGAATATTTTAAATACATAATAGCTTCTCAAAAGAACCAACAAGGTGGAACGATAGGTTTTATTCCTTTTAAAATTGGTTTTACTATGGATGGTTTATCTGGAATAAAGATATATAATAAACTACATATTAATACTAAATTTTTACCAAAAGCTTATGGTAATACATTAGATTTAATTGTAACAGGAGTAAGCCATAAATTAGCTAAAAATGATTGGGAAACAGATATTGAAGCAACTGTTATACCTAAAACTAGTGAATTAAAAGATTTAGTTATTACTGCTGCTACTTTAACAGCTACTATAGAACAAGGAGTTACAGGAGATGGAGGTACATATGCTTCACTCTCATCAGATGATGATATGTGGATTTATTTATGTTGGCAACAAGGACTATCAGGGGCTGCTCAACATTATAATGTAGCTAAAGGCAAAAGAAAAAATTATGGGATTGAATCTGAACAACTTACAAAAAATTGGCCTGGTAGTCGAGTAGCATCTAATGGAGTTAGAAAAGCAGATATACTTTCATTATTTACATCTAATCCACAAAAATTAGCAATTGGATTTATTGATGTTTGGAGACAACAATATGCAGCAGCTACTTCTAAAGCATTAACTTTAATAAATGGTACCGGAAAAAATCGTACTGGAATCTTATATTCTACTATTAAAGCAACTTTCCAAAAATATCAAATGCCAGAAAAAGGAATAACTTGGGAAAAATTAGCCCGATTCGGATATATAGAAAACGGATTAAATACTGATGATGAAACCAAGACTACATTTCAAGGTATGTTCCAAATTAACAAAACATACAAGAAAAACCCAGACAATGTTACAGTACTAAAAAACTCTAAAAAAGGTGTAGGACATAAATCAAATTATACAGAATATGATCTAGATAAATATATAGGGCCATTAGTTCCTAGAATAGCAACTAAATTAGATGACTTTAAAAAACTTACTGGATACCCTAATTAATATTATTAATGTATTACCCAAAATCACAAATTAAAACCAATCTTTATACTAATGGGGGAGAATATGTTCTTTTTTCTACTAAAGAAGAATATAAAGGATATTATTATGAAATATCTAATGGAAATAAATATACAGGCAAAAACCCCCAAGATGGAGCTAATATCCTTCTTCAACCACTTTTACCTTTAAACCAACCCCTCTTTACCCCATCTCCAAATTTAATCCCTTACCCTCAATATATAGAAATTGAAAGCGATATTTATTCTAATTTAACAACTTCACCTCCTACACCTCGTTTTATCCCTCAATTTAACCCAACATTACCAACAGACAAGGATAAACAAAACGGCCAGTTTATAAGATACTTTTGCTCAAAGACTAACGAACTTGTATATTTTGAAATAGATAAAGTAACATATGATAAATTAACTAATAGAGATAAACAAATTGCTTGGGATTTATATATTCCTGCCTCTCTTATATGGAGAATAAAAGGAACTCAAGAACAAGTTTTCAATTCAAATAAAGGAGCTGCTATTTCTCTTGAACGCAATTTAAGATGGGTAGGTTTTCCTCAATATTTTCGAGATAGATTTTTACAATATTACTTGGAATCATAAAATTATCTTCATATTTTTAACCTATGTACTGGTTAATAGAGGAAGATCAAAAAATAGAAACAATATGCCGCATTAAATATCAAGCGGCATACGTTGAAATCATTCCTACCTCACACAATTTACATCCTATTGAAAACGATATATGTGCTGTCTATATTAGGCCAAGAGACGATTCAAAAGGGTATATTATACCTGTTAATCATAGTGAAACCATAAACTTTGATTTAGAGACAATAAAAAGAGTATTAAATAGTATAGAAAACATATATGTAAGAGATAGAAAAGAGTTTTTACATTATTTTGCCATTAAGCATTGTTACCAACCCTCACCCTACCCACATACGTATATACCTCAAATAACACAAGCACACACCCACATTTACAACAAATATCCAAACCTCCACAATTTAAACACAATTATCCCAATTGTAAAACACTATGAGGTATGCGAACAAAATTTTGTAAACTTTGATAGTACAAGAATAAACCCGTTTTACAATAAGGCAGCATTAGTGTTTAATCAACTAGAACGAGCGGGTATAAAAGTGGACCAAACTAAATTCGAACAGCACTTTGACAAAGAAGCAGACGAGTTTATTTACACGCAATATAATTTAAATACATTAACCACAAGACCTTCAAACACGTTTGGGGGTATAAATTTTTCAACCTTAAATAAAGACAATGGAGAAAGAGAATGTTTCATCCCCCGTAACGATGCTTTTTTGGAAATGGATATTTCCGCTTATCACCCTACCCTTCTTAGCCATTTATTGGATTATACTTTTGACAGTGATGATATCCATGGCCATTTTGCTAGAATGTATGATGTGGATTATGCCCGAGCAAAGGAGATCACGTTTAAACAGCTTTACGGTGGAATCTGGAAAGAATACAGGGATATTCCGTTTTTTCAAAAGACACAAGCATATATAGATGATTTGTGGGATTCTTTCAATTATGGAGGATATATTGAGTGTCCTGTTTCAAAACATAGGTTTATAAAAAGGGAAATAGAGGATATGAATCCTCAAAAACTTTTAAATTATGTTTTACAAAACTTGGAGACCGCAAATAATGTTAATATATTATACGATATTTTTAAAGTATTACGAGGAAAAAATACTAAACTCGTATTATACGTTTACGATTCGTTTTTATTTGATTTTGATAAAAATGAAAAAGAAGTTATACTTAAAATACTAGGAATATTTAACAAATACAAATTACAAACTAAAATTAAAAAAGGTACAAACTACAACAATATTAAATAAAAGTTATGCACGTTACTCTTGAACCCTCTTACCGTATGTATGATCAGTATGATTTTGATCAATTACTAGATTTTACATCAATGAACAACAGACTGTTTTGTACTTTTACTGCTCTAAGTGATTTAGAGGCGCTTATAAATGAGCTATCACACAAGTATGTGATAATGTATGATAAAATGTTTGTTTTACATATTAAAAGCAATAACGAGTATGTTATTACATATAATGTAGATCAAGGAAATGTAAATGATATTCCTGAAAATACAATTCTTGTACATAGAAAAAAAGAATCAAACACACTTTACACCATAAACGCTCTAAACGAGTTAATCAAAAGATTAAATGGTGGGGTAGTAGATACAAAATACCCAGTGAATTGGCAACATTATAAAAATTGTATATTGTTGACCCAACACAATGAAATTAAGCAATTGAATACAAAGATTTATCAAATCATTGAATTATAATTGGATTATTAAATAAAGGTTATTATATTAAAGTTGTAAACAATAAAATAGTTATATATTATGAATCTAGATGCAATCAAGAAAAAACTTGAATCAATGCAAAAAACTACAAATGGTGGTTCTAACAACAATTCAAGCAATGTCAAGCGTTTTAAACCAACGGTTGGTAAACA